GGGTGGGAGAGTACACGATCGTGTTCTTGTTGACGAGCTGCCAGAAGTCACGATCCGTCGAGACGATGACCTTCTGCACGTCGTGGTACATGCTGTAGCAGAGGTAGCTGATGACGTCATCCGCCTCGCAGTCCTCCACCTCCACCTGACAGACGCCCAGCATTTCGAGATACTTCCGGGTAAGAGCGTGCTGCTCCCACAGATTCTTCTGGCTTTCCTCGACGTTGTCCATGTCGAGGTGCCGGTTCACCCGAGGCTTGCGCCCCGCCTTGTACTCCTTGTAGATGCCACGGCGCTTTCGGGACCCGCCCTTGCCGTCCCAGGCGATGACCGCCCTGGTGCACTTGGTGTCTCTGACGAGGTTCTTGATGGAACGCAGACAGCCGATCATGCCGCCGACGTGACCGCCGTTCCCGTCCATGGTGGGATTGACGCACCAGTTCCGGATGAAGGTATTGAGCCCGTCGATGATGAGAACCCTAGAGGGCATTGTCCTTCTTCTCTCCGTCCCGCAAGCGGAACTTCTTCATGACCCCACACCAGTCACACTTGAACGTGCCTGTCGGAGTACAGCCCCAGCTCCAGTTCTCTGGGTCGGGCGGAGGAGGAGACTTGATCCTCTGGGAGAATGTTCCGCCGCAGGAGTGGAGCCGGTCGTCAGCCATTGTGGGATACGTACCCAATCCTTTGGGTCAGATCCCCAACGGTTACTTCTTGGCTTGCGCGCGCTGACGAATGAGGTCCAGTCGGCTCTGGCCCTGCTTCGGCGCGGTCGGCTGGGTGGGAGCGGTCGGCTGCTTGGGCGGCGAGGGCTTGGACTCCACGCCGTGAAAGAGCGGCTTCGGGTTGGTGATCCGGCCACGGACGTCGGATTGCTTGACGATCGTGACGGCGGACATCTTGACCGGCGTGTAGGTCCGGTAGGCGTCCTTGTTCTTGAGGAAGACCTTCACGAACCGGGTGTAGAATCCGACCGGGTTCTTGATCTCCTGAAGAGGATCCATGCGCCGGAGGATGTCGTTCACCAGCGGGAACTTGTGGGGCTTCTTGCCGGCCTTGGCGGCGGCGACCTGCTTCTCGTCCAGGATGGCGTAGAGGACGTCCCGCTCCGCCTCGGTCAGCCTCTTCAGGTCGATCCCGTGGAGACGGCCGTGCCAGTGCGGGTGGAGGACCAGGACTTCCTTGTAGCGGTCACCCGTGTCCTCGTCCACTCCCTCTGGCGGGTGCTGGTACGTGAACCTTATGATCTCACCTGGATCGATCTTGATCACTTCGGAGCCCTCCGCAGGGATTCGAGGAAGCCTGCCAGGGTCTGACAGGGGACCGCCGTGCTGAAAGTGCAGAACGGACCGAACTCCCCGTCCCTCGCCTCCGCCCCGTTCTTCACGGTCTTGGAGGTGTGGACCCTGATATCTACGTAGGAGCGGGCCTCGAAATTGTCACAGAACGAGGTCACGTAAAACTTGTGGGGTCCGCTGAAGCAGGCGAGAGGGCGCGGCTTGATGACCACGCTGTCCCGCCACTTGTCCGAGGTCTTGCACTCCAGGAAGACGTGGTAGGCCGGAAGGAAGATGTCTCCTTCCAGCTGCTCCATGTCGTTGGCGTCCCGATCGGAGTAGCCCCGGTCGAGCAGGTGCGTCCGGAAGTCCCGGGCGTCCTCTCCCGCCTCTAGGAGGAGAGAGAGGACCCGGTCCTTGAAGCCGTCTCCGAGGAGAGCGTTCTTCGATCCTGCGACGTACTTACCCACCCTGGGCGACTTCCAGCGCCGCCTCGACGTCCAGCAGGCTGTCGGAGTCTCCCCCGAAGTCCGCCGGCGTCTCGCCGTACTTCACGATGAGGTGCTTCTCGAGGTCGTTCTGGACGTGGGTCTTGAAGTCGGGGAAGTCCTTGAGGGCCTTCTTCCACTCCTTCTCCCGGAACATGAGGCCGCGATCGTACTCGACCTCCTTCTTCGGGTTGGTCGGGTCTTCCTTGAGGGACATCTTCCCCGACGGGTACTTCGAGTAGTAGCACCACCCCTTCTGCTTTTCGATCTCGCCCCGCTCATGGAGCAGGGTGAACCAGCTCTCCTCGTCGTCGATGCCCGAGGAGAACGTGATGTCGAACCGGCACTGGCGGAGCGGGGGACCGAGGCGGCACTTGATCACCTTGGCGATTGTGTTGATGCCGTAGACCGCGCCCTTGGCCTCCTTCTTGCCTTCTCCCTCCGACGCGCCCTCCGTCCCCTCTTCCTTCTCCTCGCCCTTCTTCGGCTTGCCCTGGACGAGCTGGGTGGAGCGAGTGAGGCGGATGCGGAGGCTGGCCGCGTAGGGGACCGCCTTTCCTCCGGGGGTCGTCATCGGGTCGCCGTACATGACGCCGATCTTCGTCTTCAGCTGGTTCGTGAAGACGACGCAGATCCTTTCCTTGCCGAGCGTGTCCACCAGCTTCCTCATCATCTTGCTGAGGACCTTGGACTTCTCCAGCTGGAGGTTCATGTTCAGGTCGTAGCTCCCCTCGAGCTCCGCCTTGGTCGGGCAGTTCGCGATGGAGTCCCAGACGATGAGGACCAGCTTGTTCGGCGCCTTGGCCCGAGCCGTGAGGATGGTCTTGTCGATCGCCTCGCCCACCGCCTCGCAGCAGCCGGGCTGGAGGTAGACGAGCTCGTTGATGTTCACCCCGAGCTGCACGAGGAACTCCGGACTGGCCGCGTTCTCCGTATCGATGTAGACCGCGATGCCGCCCCGCTTCTGGCATTCCGCGATCAGGTGGGCCGCCAGGAGCGACTTGCCCGAGGCTTCCTCACCCACGATCTCCGTGATCTTGCCCACGGGTGCACCCCCGTTGCGTCGGTTGGTGCAGATGTAGTTGAGGAGGGTGGAACCAAAGGAGATGAACTCCTTCACCTCGGTGGGGTTGTCATGATCGGTCCCGAGGTTCCAGGCGATCTTGTCTTCCCCGTCGTTGAACTGCTTGACGAGGAGCTTGCTGAGCTTGAGGGAATCCGCCTCGTCCTTGGTCGACGGGGCTTCGTCCTTGTCCTTCTTTGCCATGGTCTATTCCTCTGCCCCAGCGTCCGGGACGAACTCGATCTCCTTCAGCTTCCTGAGATGGAAGATGAGGTCGTCGAGGTCGCCCATGCGGATCTCGTTCTCGATCAGGGTCTTCACCGTGTCGAGCCGATCCTTGAAACTCTGGGTGTAGCGGGTGTGGACGATGTCCCGCCCGCGGGTGTCGTTGTACTTTCCGTCTTCGTGCAAGTGTTCGAGCACGGAGACTGTCAGGCAACGCTCGTACTCTGCGACCACGACTTCGAGCTCGTGGCGCCGGTGGCGACTCTCGCAGACGAACTTGCCGTTCGGGTTCGTGGAATCGTACTCGCGGAGCTCTTCGTCGTAGGGCTCGAGGCACTCTTCGTTGATGAAGAGACAGCGCTCCGGCACCGGGAACGAGACATTCCGGTCACCGAAGACGGCGTTGTGGTTGATGATGCGGACGACCTCGTGGAGGCCGTTGGTGATGACGTGGCTGGACTCGATGACGAGGCCATCGAACCCACGCCCCATTCCCTTGATACGATAGAGAGAGCTCATGTGACTCCTTTAGAAAAAGAGTCCATCGGCCTGACAGTTGACAGACCGTACCGGACCAAACCCGGTAGCGACGGACAAGCTAACTAGGGAGTCGGATTACGAGGCGGCGTTCTCGTCGACGGTTTCGCCGAAGGCCTCGTCGATGGACTTGCCACCCTTGAGACCGCCGGTGTCCTCGCCGGAGTTCGCTTCGTACTTCTCGGTGCCGCCCTCCGACTTCGCCTCGGCCGAACCACCGCCGATGAACTTGTCGAGCAGGATGGCGACTTCCTCGGAGCTCTGCTCCGGGTAGACCTCACCGATCGGCTTGATGGACGTGAGGAGCTTCTTGAGCTCTTCCTTGTCCTTCGTGACCGGACGGCCCTTCATGCTGGCCTCGGTGATCTCGGTCATCGGGCGGTTCTTCTTGTTGCCCTTCGCCAGCGGCTTGCCCGCGGCGTCCGAGAAGCGGATGTGGATGTCGAAGGCCTTGTTCATGTCGAACAGGACCTTGAACCCCGACGCGTCGTCGGTCGGATCGAGATCGAGCATCTCCATCCGCTCCGTGTTGCTCATCAGGTCGATGAGCTTGTTGTTGTTGGTGAAGCCCGGCGACCACCACTTGGGGCCGTCCGGAGAGAGGGTGCCGTCCTTCATGCGCTCGACCAGACGGACGAACGCCTTCTCGGTCGGCTGGATCTTCTTGAAGATCTCGAAGTCGGCCTTGCGATCTCCCTCGGCCTTGTCTTCGCCATCCGGGCCCTTCCAGGCGCGGAGCTTCTCGCAGAAGTCGCAAACCTTGCAGGGCTTGCCGAAGTTCTTCAGCGGGCAGAGACAGCTGGCCCCACCGAGCTCGTAGTGGAACACGAGGATCACGAACGGGTCGTGCTCCGGTCCACGCGGATCGGGGAGAAGACGAACGTCGTGCTCGTCCTTTGCCTTCCAGATGTCGTTTTGCTTCTTGCCCGTGCGCTGATTCAGTTGCTGGAGACGGGCTCTCATTTCGGCGAGTGATGCCATGGCGGGTGTTGCTCCTTTCGGTTGTGAGACTCTAAAGTTGTTGGCGCCTTTCGCGCGCCGTGTGTGCACCGGTCTCTAAATGTGCACCTAATACATAGGCGTCTCAGGACGCTGTCAACCCTAAAAAGGAGCTCAACGCGCTCGGTACTTTCGGTGAAGGTATCTAATTGCGCCAAAGAGCCGCGGGTTGCACCGCTTCATCTTGCGCTTCTGTTCGGGAGTGCCGCAGTAGTACGTCTCGAATCCGATCGCGATGTACTCGTCGACGTTCTTCCGGGCGTAGGTGTCGGGGAGGTAGCGGGCCTTCTTCTTCTTCTCGGTGATGATGTCGTCTCGTTCAGACAGACCTTCTTCATCGTCGATGTTGTGGGCCAGCTCGTGGATGAGGATGCGGGCGAGGATCTCTCGGGACTGGTTCGTGAAGCTGATGCGGATGAGACCGTTGAGGTGGTCTCCGTGGTCGGGCATCAGGGTGAAGTAGATCTCCTTGACCTTGTCGGCGTAGGAGAACGGGACGTTCAGCTCCTCCATCTCAGACATGAGCTGGGCGATGTCAGGCTGGCACCTTTCACTGAACCTGATGAGGGTGCGAGAAGCGTTCTTGAGAATGTAGTCCCCCTCGTCGGTGGGGCACCGGGCAGCGATCCAAGACTCCATGCCATGAGTCCCTCCCTGCTGGTTACTTCTGCTTCTTGAATGGGAACTTCTTCTTCGGATCGACCAGGCTGTAGGGAGAGGGAGTGACCTTCAGGGCCTTCAGCTCGGGGATGATCTCGTAACGACCGGTCCTGGATGCTACACGTACCCCCTTCCGTCCCGAGGTCACTTCGAACTGGGGGACGGGCGGATTGAGCTTGGAGAGACCGAACGGGTCCTCGTCTCCAAGAAGATAGAAGTCGTTGCCGAACTGCATGTACGGGGCGTTCTTGTACTTGTAGTGGGCGGCCACCAGCTGCTGCACGTCCCCCGCCCCGACGTTCAGGTAGATGTAGCGGTTGCCCTTGCCTGCCGACTTCTTGTTGTCGATGAAGGCGTTGATCTCGTCCGGGGTCAC